ATAAACCTACCTTATTTTAAAAAAACAGAACGATTAGCAATTAATTTAGATGGTACATTTTTTACCATTGAACAATTTATTCAAGTTGCAGAAACTAATACAGTTAATATAGAAGATTTAAAAAACATAACAGAGAGTATAGAACAAAAAGATTTAGAAGGTGTTGATAAAGAATTTGACGATGGTCCGCCATGTCTAGCTCATCTTAGCAAGATAATGAAAAATCCAGGCTTTGATGGCAAGGACCGATTTATGTATAATTATCATGTATTTGTGAAGATGAAGTACGGAGATAATTGGCAACAAAGAGTCATGAATGCACCTGTTAAATATTTTGAGCCGGTACATGCAAATGCGTGGGACAAGCAAACTTTAACTGCCAAAATTAGATCATGGTCTAAATCTGAAAAAGGTTATACTTGTACTCAGAGTCCTATCAGTGATTACTGTAAAAAAGGTATATGTGTTAAAAAGAAATTTGGTATACTCGCCGGATCAAAAGGATCTTACCCAGTATTAGCTAATTTAAGAAAAATAGATATTCAACCAGATCCAGAGTATGAATTTGATGTAACTAAACCAGATGGCATAGGAAAAGCATCTGTGTATTGTAAATCAATTGAACATCTTACAGATCAACGCAAACGTAGAAATTCAATAGCGATAGCTGCAGGTTTTCCACCACCTATTGTAAAAGGTGATGAGGATCAAATGATTTTAACAGCTCTTTTTGAAACACAGACAGTAATAAACCCTCCTATAGGTACTTCACCTAAAGAAAAATTACATGATGTAATACATGCAAAAATTAATGGACCTAAAGCCATGAACGATGCAGCATTTAAATCTGGTACTGTATTGATTGAAGAAGGTTTTGCTTATTTTAGATTTGAAAAATTTTATGACAAACTTAAGTCCAAGAATTGGAAATATTCAGAAGACAAGACCGGGGTGATGATGAAAACAAACTATGAGAAATGTGGTATAGATTTTTTAAAACAAAAAAGATTTCCTGCTAAAGATAAAGGTAAATATAATACACCAACTAATAACATTGTAATGATTAGTATTAAAGAATTTGAAGACGTACAAATTAATCATACTTTGGTAAAACATAATACGGAGATAATGTAGTGAGCACTAGAAAAATATACGGGCCTCCGGGAACAGGGAAAACAACTAGACTGATTAACTATGTTAAAACTTTAGTTAAGTTTGGTACACCCATAAATAAGATAGGTTACTTTGCATTTACAAAGAAAGCTGCAGAAGAAGCTATTGATAGAATGCTAAAAATATTTCCTAAATATTCTCAAAAAGATTTAAAATATTTTAGAACTTTACATTCGTTAGCCTTTACAGAACTAGGTATGAAAAAAAGTAATGTGATGCAGGATGAACACTACGAAGACATAGGTAGAAAGTTAGGTATAGAAGTAACCGTTTATTCTAACGGAGATGAGAAGACAGGGTTTGTAGATTCAGATAGTGAATATTTTAACATTATCAATGCAGCAAGGATCAAGGAAAATACAATAGAAGAAGAATATAATACAGACATGTATTCAGAGGACATAGACAAGCACCAATTAAAAATTTTAAAAGATGAAGTAGATAATTATAAACAAGCCTATGGTTTGGTAGATTTTACAGATATGATTGAAAAATTTAATGTGTCCAAATTGTGTCCGAAATATGACGTAGTATTCATTGATGAAGCACAGGATTTGTCTCCAATACAGTGGAAAATGTACGATATATTAAAGAAAAACTCTAAACATATTATACTTGCTGGTGATGACGATCAAGCAATTTATGGTTGGGCTGGTGCAGATGTTAAACGTTTTCAAGGTGAACCTGCAAAAGACATTATTCTGCCACAATCATACAGGATTCCAGAAAAGGTACAAGACATAGCCGGTTGTATTTTAAATAGAATACCAGACGATAGAAGAATTAAAAAAAAATGGTCAGCTAGACCGGAACAAGGTTATGTAGAATACATAACTTCAATAGATGATGTACCTTTAAATTCTGGAGACTGGTTGATACTTGGAAGAACAAATTATAGACTTAAGAATTTAGTTCCTCAGTTAAAAGAAAGAGGATTGTACTTTGAAATAAAAAATAGAAAAAGTTATAGGACTAGACTATACAGATCAATACAAGATTATACCCGTTGGACCAATGGTGACAAACTTTCTTTGTCGGAATGTAAAGATTTGTTTGAATTTTTAGAATTAGATAAAGAATTAAAAGAAGAACGTATGTACGATTTAAAAGAGTTTGGTTTTAGTTTTACAGATCATTGGTATAAAGTATTTAAAGCTGACCCAGAAGAATGTTTATATTTTAGAGAAATGATACGTAACGAAGAGAAATTATCTGAAGACCCAAGAATTAAACTATCAACAATACATGCAGCTAAAGGTGGCGAGGCAACAAACGTTTTAATTATTTTAGACGACACTAAAAAGATAAGGGAAGCAATAGAAAAAAGTCTAGATAAATACGATGAAGAACAAAGAGTTTGGTACGTGGGGGTCACTCGTACAAAACAAAACTTATATATAATGGCTGCAAAAAAGGAGAACAAAGGTTATGACATCTGAGAAAGAAAATCCATACTTAAAACAAGTTTCAGGTACACATTATATGTACTTGAAAATTCAACCCGCCGAGTTTATTAATAAAAATAAATTGCTTTTTGCAGAAGGGAACGCTATAAAGTACATATGCAGACACTCGCAGAAAGGCGGAATAGCAGACATCGATAAAGCAATACATTATTTAGAAATGATAAAAGAAAGGGACTATGGAACCGAATAATCATATACCATTTTACATGGGGCTATTCACATGCCTATTGATTCTTTGCTACCTAACATTATGAAAATACCTACATTTAGTGCTCAAACAGAATGGGTAATACCCGCAGAATTTCCAGACTTAAGACAGGTTGATGAAATTGCAATTGATTTAGAAACAAGAGATCCCGATTTAATTAAAAAAGGATCTGGTGCAATTATTGGTAATGGAGAAGTTATAGGAATTGCTGTAGCAACATCTAATTACAAAGGCTACTTTCCAATAGGCCATCATGGTGGTGGCAACATGGATAAGAAGAGGGTTTTAGAATGGTTTCAAGATACTTTGAATTCAACTTCTACAAAAATATTTCATAATGCCATGTACGATGTGTGTTGGATCAGGGCCATGGGTTTAAAAATTAATGGTATGATTGTTGATACAATGATAGCCGCAGCTGTGACTGATGAAAATAGATACAGATATGATCTTAATAGTTTGTCATGGAAGTACAATGGTTACGGTAAGAATGAAACAGGACTTAGTGAGGCAGCAGCCGAATGGGGAATAGACCCTAAGTCTGAAATGTATAGACTACCTTCACTTAATGTTGGGGCCTATGCTGAACGTGATGCAGAAGCTACGTTTGGTTTATGGCAAGAGATGAAAAAAGAAATTATCTCTCAAGATCTACAATCAATTATGGAATTAGAAACAGATTTGTTTCCTTGCCTAGTTGATATGAGATTCAAAGGTGTGAGAGTAGATGTTGAAGGTGCACAAAAACTTAAAAAAACTTTAATAAAAGAAGAACAGAATATACTAACTGCAATAGAAAAGGAAACTAATATTAGACCGCAAATTTGGGCCGCAAACAGTATAGCACAAGTCTTTGAGAATTTAAAGATACCATTTGAAAGAACAGAAAAAACAGATGCACCAAGTTTTACTAAAAACTTTTTACAAGAACATGAGCATCCTGTTGTTAATATGATTGCCAAAGCTAGAGAAGTTAATAAAGCTCACACTACTTTTATAGATTCAATATTACGTTACGAACATAAAGGCAGAATACACGCAGAAATCAATCAGCTTAGAAATGCTACCGGGGGTACGGTAACTGGAAGGTTTTCTTATCAGAATCCTAACCTGCAACAGATTCCAGCACGTAATAAAGATTTAGGTCCTAAAATTAGAGCACTATTTATTCCAGAAGATGGTTGTAAGTGGGGTTGCTTTGATTACTCACAACAAGAACCTAGATTAGTTGTGCACTACGCAGCTTTATATAAGTTGCCTTCAGTGTACGATGTTGTTGATGCTTACAACGATGACCCTAACTCAGACTTTCACCAGACAGTAGCAGACATGGCCGAGATACCGAGAACACAAGCTAAAACAATTAACTTAGGTTTGTTTTATGGTATGGGTAAAGCTAAACTTCAAGCAGAGTTAGGTGTATCAAAAGAAAAAGCATCTGAACTATTTAATACTTATCATGGTAAAGTTCCATTTGTTAAACAACTGATGGAGAAAGCTTCTAACAGAGCACAGAACAGGGGACAAATAAGAACTCTACTTGGCAGACTATGTAGGTTTCATCTATGGGAACCAAATAGTTTTGGTATGCACAAAGCTATGGCTCATGAAGATGCACTCCAGGAACATGGACCGGGAATTAAAAGAGCTTATACTTACAAAGCTTTAAATAAATTAATCCAAGGAAGTGCAGCGGATATGACTAAGAAATCTATGTTGGACCTGTATAAAGAAGGTATTATACCACATATTCAAATCCACGATGAATTATGTTTGTCTATAGAAAAT